TTCATGTCTTTTTAAATTTTAAGCCATCTCAAAAATATTTTGAGTGGATCTCGGTTTATAATTTATCCATATAACTTCCTGTACTTCGCTGGATCGAATGTTGTTCTTTTTGACTGGAAACTTGATCATTGTCCAGTCTCCGTATAATTCTTGCATAAGAGGACAGTCATAACTGCTTATCATCGCTTTCCCTTCGATTGCATGTAATCAAAGGGAAAGCTCCCGGTGTTGTTCCTCTGAAAACTCAAACTTATAATCGTTTGATGAAGCACGACACTCAAGCGGATATGGTGGATCTACATAAAAAAAGGCATCTGGAAAATCTAACCGACTAATGCAATCACTATAATCTAAATTGGTTATCTGAAAGTTTGAGCGTATTACTTCTGCAACATCATGAAGCTTCTCAATCGCATTATTCCATCGGGAAACTGTTTCACCGCCTTGAGCATTTACGTGTTGTTTTGCGCAATGCCATCCCTTGTTCTTGCGTTGTGCACCCAGTCCGAAAAAAGACTGACGGATGCGAACATAAAATCTTCGGGCCTGCTCGATCTTGTCTGCAGATGGTTCCCAGGAATTATTGTATTCCAATTCGGAACAGGGAGTGAGCAGTAGTAGCCGTATCAATTCCAGTTCATTATTCCTCAATACCTCAAAGAAATTAGTGATATCGGCATTAATTTCGTTGGCCGTCTTTATCACTCTTCCTTTGTAATTGAGAGATACTACCATGCTTCCAGCAAAAAGATCCACCAAGTGAGTAAATTTATCGGGGAAGTATTTGTATAAATATTCCAACCAGGTAAACTTACCTCCGAAGTAGTTAAAGGCTATCAGCTTATCTTTGTTTCCACTCATATTACTTCATTTCTATTTAGTTGTTAGTTTTTATTGTCTTTTACTACAATAGCACATGTAACCATCATTTCGATAGAGATAACAAGAAGTCCAAGCCAAAAATTGATTTTAAAAGCCACTGCAGCCAAGACGGCAAGAAACAATATGTAACCAGCCAGATCTATTAAGCCAAAAATTTTTTTATTCATACCTATACTTTATTCAGATTCTCCTTCCATTTCTTTTCCTCATTCGTTATATATTCATAAATCTCCGGCCAGGTAGGCAGACCGCCCACCTGCTTGTCATCGATGTAGCAATGGGCATAAATCTTGCGGGGATCATCGCCATAGCGAGCGAGGTTCTGCGGTTCATGGGCATTGATGCGGTCAAAGGGGATACCTTGCTCCAAGAGCCAGTTCAGAGCATCCTCCAGCCGCTCACCCCGACGACAGGTCCATAATATAATGTAATGGCCATCGTCCTTCAATTTGTTCATCATCTCTACCGCGTATGGTTTGGGATTCCCGATTTCAGGATAGGGCCCCATTGAGAGGGTTCCGTCAAAATCAACTGCAATAATCATACCCCGTCCTCCATTTTATTGGCTGCCTTGATTTCATACTTGTCGTAATAGACCCGTTCACGGTCGGTGAAGCAGCGGTCTGAGATCAGGTCGAGAAGCTTCATGAAGTTCAGCTCATTGCCGACGCGCAGGTCGGCTCCCTCGAAGAATACCCTTACGAACTCACGATAAGCCTTGATGGCACGGATCAGCTCTCCCTTGCGGTGTTCCCATTCGGGGACGGGCTTGAAGCCCCGGTCGCTGAAGTAGGCAAAAAACATCTCGATATGATAGATCGCCAGGTCGGCCTCGTTGAGCGACAAGTGCAGGATCTTACCGAAAAAAGCCCGTTCGGCTCGATCCATATTGCGGTTGTCGTCGTGGAACTGTTGGTCGATCCGGGAGTCTTCAAGCTCCTTTTTCAAATGTGCTATGCGCTGCATGGCCTGCTGATGGCGGGCGTAGTTCCGGTTTCGGAGACAGGAGGCGGCATCATTCATCGCCTCACGCAGCTCCTGCTCGATCAGAAAGACCGGGCGGCATTTGTGCCGATTGGCGGCACAGGATTGTTTCTTCTTTTTCATCTTAAAATAATTTAGGTTCTTTTGATTCGTTGATATACTCCAAAAGAAGGTAGTCCAACTGTTGTACCTCCCAGTTGATGCCGGGGCGGTTCCGATAGAGGTTACGGATCAGCCGTCGGCATTCTTCGGGCATGAGGCCCGAGTCGAGCTTCGCCATCGGGAGGTTGATACGGTCGAGTGTGATGGTCGAGGCTTGCAAGATTTTCGCATTGCCTTTCCATATACCTTTCAAATAGATTTGCTTCACTGCCCCGATGGCATTCCTGACCGGATGATACAGGCGGATCGTCGTGAAACAGCGGCAGTTCAACTTGCCATTGAAGTTCTCTTCAAATTCCAATCGTTCGTCCATGACTTTGTAATATTTTCCTGTTTGTTGTTTGCATTTGAAACAATAGACCATCCACTTGTTCGAAGTCCTCACCACCCGGCAGACGGTGTACCTGAAACCACAGGGGCAGACGTATATCCAGCGACCGGGGGTGAGGGTAGTGGATTTTACCCGTTTTACAGTCGGTTGAACGACGGTTCGAGTTTCTTCCATACGCCCATCTTGTCTTTCTCGAAGAAATAGAAGTTGGTCGCCGTCCCTTCGACCAGGTGTGACTCCTTGAAAAGGTTCATGATCGCGGTATATTCGGGATCATCGAACTTATCTTCCAACTCGTAGAGTTTCGAGATCGACTTATAGTCGAGATCACCATACTTGTTGCGCTCCAAAAGCGTCATCGCCAACTGGTACATCGGGTCGTCGCTTCCGGCATCCTTACCCTCGATCCACTGCTGCAGGAACTCGATCAGGCGCGAAGCGGCGATATCGGCACGCTCATCAAAACGTTTCACTTTGTTTGACCTCACTTCGATACGGAAGCACCCCTCCTGGACGGTGAACGACATCTGTCCCTCGCGGCGCAACTGGCCGTACTCGGCGAGCACTTGGCGGAACGCTCCGATTTCATCCACGCAAAAAGCGTGCAGCCCTTTCACTTCGTCGCACACGGAACGCACTTTGTTTTCAACTTTCTGTACTAATTCAGCACGGATGCCTTCATAGGCGGCACGTTTGTCCAACGCCTGGCGGTGTTCTTCTTCTCTCTTTTTTGCCAATAATGCTTCTAAATCTTTACTTGTCAGTTTGCTTAAATCTTCCATGATTTTTTGATTTATGAATTATGAATTTGATTTATGTTTGTATTTCATGTATTCGCTACGGAGAAAGGTAAGCGACTGTTCAAGTTGCTCGATCTCCTCTTCCCATTCGCGAAGCAGGCGGCGCTGTGCCTCCATGTCGGGTGTGGCGCGTGTGAGCAGCATATCGGCAAGAAATGCTGCGTCGTCCTTCAGTTTCTCCTGCCGGCGACGGATCTGCCGTCCACGCCGCTCGATCTCTTCCTGTTTGTCCTTTATTGGAATGTAACCCATAGCTCCTTAGTTTTTGCCGACAGGGTGGTCCAGTTCAGGGTTACCCTCTATGCCTACGCTGTTGCGCTTACGATAGAGGTTGTAGATGGCTGTCAGTTTGTCGTCCGGTATTGCGTTGAAGTTGCCGCAATTGGCCGCCCGACAGGCGATGCCTTTCACATACATCAACTTATGCCGGTCGTCACGAAACTTGTAGCCCAATTTGTCGACCCACTGGCAGATGGCGGCGATCACCCTTTTGGCAGACCGGTCGCGCCGCTCCTCGTAGGCCATCAGCCTCTTTTCTCCCTTGGGCTTCATCGCATCGATCATCCGACTGTACTCCGACGGATAGTTCTCATACATCTCGTTGAGCGAGGTGGTACGCCCACCGCTATGTTCATGTACGATACCCTCCTTGATCACTTCCTTGTAACAAGGATCGTAACCCGGCGTTTCCTTCAACAAAGTCCAGAAGAGGGCGTGGGAATGTTTTTTCGTTTGTCTCTTGGTTGTTGCCATACTGTATTGTTTCTGAATGTTATTTAACTTGATCAAAATCCTGTCCGTAGTAAAGAACTGCCTTCTCCTCCCAGATGATGAAGGGGTGCGACTTCTGTCCGTGGTCAAGGTAACGGCTGGCAGCCACGGCACGGAAACCCTCCACGTAAATCTTGCACGAACAGTCGTAACGGATGCTGTCGGCCACACCACCCTTGGGGTTCTTGCCGTCGGCGTGACTGATGAAGATGAAGAGCTTACGGGGGAAGCGGGAACGCAGGTCGCGATAGGTATCGTAGTCGATGCGGGCATATTGCAAGGAGTCGATGATAACGATATCCCAACTCTTCGGCTTTGCAAGTTTTTCTACCATCTCATCGAAGTTCATGTCCAGGAGCACCACCCGTCCGTTCACTTCCATCATTCCGGCATCCTGAAATGAACGTTGCAGTGAGAGGCTGTCGCCCTCCTCCAACGAGAGGTAGGCGACACGGCCGAACTCGGCGAGATACTTCGCCAGACGACAGGTGAAGGTGGTTTTCCCTGATCCCGACTGTCCCCAGATGATCCATGCGCCTTGCGGTTCGGGACGGCCCAGCAGATGATAGAACGACCCGCTGAAATCCATTGCCTTTTTCCTTTCCTGCAGGAATTGTTTTATGCCTAAGATCTTTCCCATCGCTACATCTGTCCGAATTGGTTAGCGATCTGTTCACGTTTCACGAGTCGCATCAGCCGGCGCAGGTCTTCGCAGAAAAACAGGTTCTTCTCCTTGGTCTCACCCCGTTTGTTGGTTACTTTCACGTAGCGCTTGATCTTGTCAACCTCGTTCCAGATACGGTCGGCGGTGGCATCGTCCAATCCGTTGGCGGTGCAGATTTCCTTTACATCCTGCTCGGTGGCTCCGGGTAATTCGATGTAGCTGCGTCCCAAGCGGCTGTCGATTTCGTCATAGCCTTTGGTGTTGTTACGCACACCACGGGCGATCTCTTTATGCAGGTTCTCCGTACCGGCAAGCACACAGCCCAAACGGTGCTCGGTACGGTTGTAGAGGGGGATCAGCTTGCGGAAGGCGGCCGGCTTCAGCTTGTCGGCTTCATCAATGATCAGTACCGGGTGATCACCGGCCATACCGTTGAAATATTCCGCTATCATCTTCAGCAAGGTAGGAATATCGGTATAGCCTCGCTTGGGTACACCGCAGGTGCGTTCGGCCAGCTCAACGAGGAACTGCCTGGAGTTCCACTCCTCTGCCTGGATGAAGACAACCGAGCCGGTGAGATCCTGGTTGAAGAGGTGTTCCAAGGTTTGTGTCTTGCCACTTCCCGCCTTATTCGAGATTGCCATCCACAAAGCCTGCTGCTTGCAGGAGCGGTAAACAAACTCGATCTTGCGGTAGTTCTGGATGGTGGTCACCACCTGCCAACCGTCTTCCTGATAGCCTAAAGTGGAGGTGATGCGTTTTTCCAGCTCGGCGCTGTTCGCGCCGTACTTCCCGTTCATCCATTGGCTAAGGGCGGTACCTGATATACCACATTTCTCTGCAACCTTACTCTGTGATCCAAGCCGGGTGATCCAGTCACCTACGTGTTTCAATAATCCGTTTCTGTTCATATCGTGTCTGTTTTTTTATATCGTTTAAAAATCATTTAAAAAGTCGCTGTAATCATCACTGAAAGTGAAATCGTCCTCTTCGTTTGTGATCTCTTCCTGCTTTGGAACTCTCGGCAGGACGATCGGTTCCTTACGCCCGGCTACTTCGTTGCGTACATCCTTATGTCGGCCCAGCGAGTCGGTGATCACGTGAGCAGTGAGGGTATTCGACAGGTCCTCGTTCTCTTCAAACAGCTCGCGGACGATCTCGCCGCTGCGGGCACGTTTCAGAACGATGTCATCCACATACTCCTTGTTGAAGTTGAACACCCGGTGCAGCTGTTCGGCATCACCCTCCTCACGATCTTTCAGCGCCATAGGCTGTTCGTACTTGCGTTCGAGGACGAACCTCACGCCGCCCTCTTTCGGTTCTTTCTGCGTACCGATATTCTCGACAGCGATCACCCGGTCCATGTCGGAGGGATCGTATTTGAGGAAGAAAGTCGTGTGCCCATAACTGCGGAACTCCTTGTCGAAACATTCATACTGGAAACGATGACCGCCCACCTGCAGATGCACGCCATCACCCCTAAGCGGGCGAGGAGCAGCTGTCTCGCCAAAAGCCAACAGGAAGTCTTCAGGGGCAAACAGCTGGCGGTCGGTTTCGGGAAGATCGATCCACCGGTTGATGTATTCCTCGCGCTTGGTGGCGCGGTCGAAATCGATCATCTTTACCAACTGCCGGCAGCATCCTTCGAAATCGGGGAAGTCACGTTTGTGAGTCTCGATCCAGTCATCGGACACTTGCAGCTTTTGGCGGCTCTTCACGCCGTGGCCGCTGCTGTTGGGCAGAAGGCGCAGCCATTGCCGGTTGAACTGGTTGAAGAAAGGTTCGATGATCTTCGACTTTGCGTTTTTTACAGCTGCCGGAGTGTACCAGTGGCCGACCGCTTCGTAGAAACACTTCAGATGGCCTCGGCCGTAATTGTCGGTCTGCACTTGCCAGGGCTTGAAATAAGATCCGAACAGCTCCTTCACATGCTCGAAGGCGTTGCGGAAAGCCTGGCGGATCAGTGCGGCCGACTCGTGGCGACCGATGGCATAACCGATGATGTATTTGTTGAAAGGATCGACAATGGCAACGACTGTGGGACGATGATGGTAGGTTGTAACGCTTCGGCCACGACTGTCAGTGGCACGTGCCTGGTAGAATAGTTCCGTATCCCATCCGTCGACACACCAGAAGTACATCGGCGCAGTGGGGGCCGTACGTGTCACCTGCATCAGCTTGTTGTTGGCAAGTGCACTCTTTCCGTAGCGTCCGGCATAACATTCGGGATGTTCCTTGCGGTAGTTGGCAACGGTTGCACCGGTGATGGGTTTCCAGTTTATACGACCGGCAACGGCATTGTAGAGCCGTGCCACCGTCTCGTTGTCGATGTTGCGTCCGTCACCGATCAGTTCGACGATCAGTGCCTCCTGGCGGCTCTCTTTGTTCTTGCGGGCGTTGTTGTTCTTCATCTTGCCGCTGATCAGACTCTCGTAACCCTCCTCGCTGTACTTCAGGGCAACCCTTTTCAGCGCAAGATGGTTCTTGGGCAGGCGACAGCCGACGACATCCTGTATCTCGTTCAGCTCACGGCTGGTCTCCGGCCAGACGCGGTTGTAGGGTTTGCCGTATTGCTTGATGAAGAGCGAACGGTTGCCCGTCAGCTCCAAGACGGCGTTCAACGCCGAAGCGTTGGCAACGTACAACTCGACATATTCCGGCTTCAGGTGGTCGTGCGGACGCCCCTCGAAAGTCCAGCCTCGGAAGAACTGCTCTGCCATCGGATCGCGTCGGATCATCTCTTTCAGCACATAGCGTTTCGGTTCGGTTTCGAAAGTTTCCCCCTTGCGGGCTTCCACCTCCTGCTTGACGCTGTCGGGCAGGGAGGCATAAAGAACCAAAGCGGGCGTACCGTAACAGGCACGGTTCAGCACCTGCAGTTTGCCCGTCTTCTTGTAATATTTGAAGTTGGACTCCGACAGGATCGGCCGTTTCAGCGGATCAACCGCCAACGGATCGCCTGCCGTCAGCTCAGCGTATGATATGCACAGTTGATTCTTGTAGAATTCCATATCGTTCCGTTTTTAGAAATTTATCATTGTTCCCGGAAGCGGATTCGAACCGCTGACCATATCGCCTGAATTACCAGTTCCGATTGTTCTGCCTGACTGAACTATCCGGGATACCACCCTCGTACCGCGGGCCGCGTACCGATGCTAAACCAAAACCAATCTTAATTGAGACCTAAACCGATTGTTTATCCTTGTCGCTGCCACCAAGCAGCCGAACCATCCATTCTTCGAAACGGTCCAACTCGCATAAGCAAGCCGCTTCGTTACCGATCAGCATGTAGCTGAAGAAGAACCAGACCGAACAGAGCAGACTTCCCGCCAGTATGCTGCCATGTTCCATCGTTCCGATTCCGGCAAACAGGAACAGCCAACTCAATGCCCATCCGTAAAGTATCACCTTCGCCTTCATAATTCTCCATTGTCAATTACCCAGTTGTGCCTTTGCCAGCATCTTGGTTTCAATCACGAGAGCGGGATCAGTCAGTTCCATCCAGCCGAAGCGTGTCTTCAGTAGCCGGTCTAACACCGCCCAGTTCTCCAAGCTGACGCAGTCGTTGTAGTTGTACCACTGCGTTTCGCCTGTCTTCGTATCCAACCCGGTGATTCCCCAGAACTCCTTACCCTGCTGCCCGATGACAACCTTACACGCGCCTTTCGCGATCACTACGCGGAACACCGGGCGTTCCTCCTCCTTCCTGCCGGTATAGACCAGCATACGGAAGTTGTCTTCATACGGCGCGTCCATCTCGAACAGTGCCTCACACAGCGCTTTGTAGTCGATTCTCTTTGTTTCCATCTTTTTCTGTCGTTTTTAGAATTATCTGTCTGTCCCGGCTGCGGTCTCGCTCCGCTATGTGCGAGTCATAAGCTCTCTTGGCCGGGTGTAAGGGTTAGCAGTCTTTATATGTCGCGATTAAGATTTCTCTTCGTCCCACTCGATGCACATCTGCTCGCAGATTGGCACAGGGTCGGGATAGGTGATACCTTGACTTCGGTTCTGCTTGGCCAGGCTGGTGATCCGTCGAACCACGTCTTCGCTGACAGATGTCCCGGCATAGACCTTGCGCACGTGAGAGTAGGTCACAAACAGATCGTCGGCAGCCTCCTTCAGCTCATCCCGGCTGATATAGGGCTTCACCCGCTGTTTCCACTCGTTGAAGAACGGGCGGTACTTCGGAAGGGGCAGGCGCTGGCGTTGTTGTTGCTCCCGCATGCACTCCGCCTCGCCCTTGATCCGGTACTGGCCGGTTTGGCGGATTTGGGGGAGGACAACACCTGCCACCCAGTTGACGAAGGTATCCGCCTGCGGCTTATTACTACGGAAAGCGAGTTTGTAGAGGGCCGCTTCGTTGATGACCTTCAGTTGCTGCAAACCTCCTCCTTGGTAGTTTCCGCAGGGGGTGTTAAAACTCATCATCCCCTGCCAATCGTCTGGAATATTGGATAATGTAGCACCGCTCCAAGCGATATCTAAAGCGTTTGCCACATCCTTGGCTACAAACCAAGGTTCGTTGTTCACTTGCTGCGTGCGAATCGTCACATTCGCCTCCTCGTTGTAGAATAAATTCAGATTTGTTTCCATTTTCAATCCTGTTTTAAAAGTGATTAAATGATTGTTACGTTCTCTTCTTTCTTAACTGCTCCTCCAAGTTTGATAGCCATCGCCCGAATCTTCTTCGATAGCTCCGAATTAGACCGACAGTTCAATGCTTCGCTGACCGCTTTACGACTACACTGGAAGATTTCTTCTAATTTTTTTCTGATTTCTGCGTCTGCTAAAATCTTTGCCATATTCAATAATTAATGATTAATGATTATCTTTACAGCGTCAGTTACATTTGTAATGACGGTGCAATATTAGTACACATTTTGAAAACCACCAAATGTTTTCAATTAAAATATTTTCAAAATGAAAACTTTTTATTCTAAACAGGATGTTTTGAATAGGCTAAAAGAGGCTTATAATATTCAAAAAGACATTGATTTAGCAGAGCTTTTGGGCATATCCAAGTCTACTTTATCTAATTGGGTGAGTCGGGACAGTCTTGATTACGATAGAGTGTTTTCAAAATGTGAACATATTAACATAGACTGGCTTCTCACCGGTCGCGGCTCTATGCAGAAAAGCGAAGGGAGGTCGCCCATGGGTGAGCAGGAAGCGGTTTTACCTGCCAAAAAGAACCTGATTCCGTTTTATGACGATGTTTCCACCATCGGTGGATTGAACGACCGTGTTGCGAACACTGACCCCAACTCTCCATCCGAGTGGATCGATGCCGGTGACTGGTTCCCGGAAGCGACAGCCGCCATCCGTCACTATGGCGACAGTATGGTAGAATACTCCAGTGGTTCTATCCTTGCTCTGAGACGGGTAAATGACCAACGATTAATAATGAATGGGCGTAACTACGTAATAGAGACCTCTGAATATAGAGTAACAAAACAACTTCAAGACGACGGAGACCACTTTATGGCTT